CAGAAGGATCGGTTATGATTCGTGATGACCACGGACACTACGAAAAGCTAAGAGCTAATGTCTCAGCTTACACCGCAGGTACTCACAGCGTCTACGCTACTGGTACTGTTGACTCTCTATAATGTCGATAACATTCACAACGCTTGAAAAGCCCAGCAACATCACACCGTTACCGGGCAACTTCATACGACCAGCTTTCGAAAAGCTCTACGGATTTGACGCACCACAAGAGGAAGTCATTGACGGAGCGATCTTTACAGAAGCAAGTGAACCATTGACAACAGAACTAAACGAAATATTATTATTTGAACCCGCTTAATACTCATGGCTAATAAAAAGATAACAGAGCTGACCGAAGAGACCAGTCCACAGGGAGCCGATTTACTCGCACTGGTAGATGACGTATCAGGTACACCTACCACCAAGAAAGTAACCGTTACCAACTTGATGACTTTAGCTCCGCAAGGAGACCTAGAAGCGGCAAACAATTTAAGCGATCTTAACGACGCTGCTACTGCTCGCACTAATTTAGGTCTAGGCACGGCAGCAACTACCGCATCGACTGACTACGCAACTTCTTCGCAAGGAGCTTTAGCGGACACAGCTATCCAACCATCTGGCATAACAAACATGGTGGAGACTACAGATAGCATTGATGTATTAGCAGACGTAGATACTAGCACAGTTGCACCAACCACTAACGACTTACTCAAGTGGGACGGTTCAAACTTCGTACCCGGTACTGTCTCGGTCGATGTAGACACCCCACTTAATACCGCACTTCGTGGAACGGATGACCCACACATCGGAGCGTATCCTGAGCAATCATTTAAGGTGATGGATAATCCGAATAAGTCGGCGATGGTTATCGCTGATGCGGATGGAAATGTAACCTACTTACTGAAAGACTCCGCCGCCGAAGTACGAGTAGCAAAAGGTGCATCCGGCACGCCATCACGATTCGCACTTGCGTCTGATCTTCCTGCATTCGTCTTAGAGAATGATACAGGTGAGCCTGACATTGAGGTTACTGAGCCAAATACAGGAGAGAAAATCTCAGTCATCAGCGGAGACTCCGACACTAAAGGAGCCAACAGATTACCGACCCGACAAGGATACAATCTTCCCGACATTGGAGGAAACCCAGCACCCTTATTAATCTCAGGCGGCACTATCGCTTAACTTAATCTTAACTAATACAATATCATGGCAACAGTATACATTCAACCGGGTTCAGGAACAGGCACAGGAACACTTGCTGATCCTTATTATTTTTCACAACTTAGCACAGCCGAAACAGCGGCAGGAGACGGAGGAACTATTGAGTTTACAGACGGAGACTACGATACCTCAACAAATAGCTTTCAGAATGGTAGTGGTTCGATCGCAACCTTAACCTATAAATCACTCAATCCTTTAGGGGCTAGGTTAATTGAAACATCCGCTTATAGTTATCTATTGATCGGATCAACTAGTGCATCGTTTGCAACTACTACTATTATAAAGGATTTTTATGTTCAGAACCTTTATTACTACCCAGCTCAATCAGCTTCAACATATCAGCTAAGTGGGATTAAACAGGTAGACACAATAAACAACAACGCATCTGTGACATCCTCAGGCTTACTTAACGGTAGAGATAATTCATTAGCACACACGGTTAATAATTGCAGTTTTACTTTTAAAGTTGGTACGACAAGTTCCTTCTTCCATGATGCGGGTGGGATGAATGTTAATAATACTTCTATCCATCTAATAACTGATTCCACAAATGCAAACGGTATAGGTCAATATACTGGAACGGCTCCAACTTTAAAAAACACTATTATTAGTGTGGACGCCTCTGGTAAACTACATTCATCAGCACTTGATATAAGTAAAATTACCTTTAGCTGTTTGTTTAATACTTCGGAAACTGTAAGTGGTAGCAATATTGATAGCGACCCGATATTCGTAGACGCACCAAACGGCGACCTACGCCTCCGCCCCACCTCTCCTTGCATCGGTGCTGGAACCGCAAGCTAAGTAGTCATGGCTTACAATAAGTTACATCGGAAAGATTTCGTTATCGCTATTAAGACTGGCGATACGGCAGGGGACGAAGATAAGTTTAAGAAGGAAGCAACGAAAGGAGAACTGTTCTTTAACACATCCGACAAGAAGTTGTACATTGCTATTACTTCTGCTGGTTCTTCTGACGCTACCTTATACGAGACTGCTGCGTTTACTCTTACCACCTAATAATGCACGAAACAGCCCAAGGGCTTTATCATTCGTTGGAGAACCAGCGGTGGTCATTCTTAGACAGAGGACGTACAGCTTCTGAGCTTACACTTCCTTATGTCTTACCACCGGACGGTCACAACTACGCTACTAAGTACTACACACCGTACCAAGGTATCGGAGCTAGAGGAGTACTGAATCTTAGTAGTAAGCTATTGCTTGCACTGCTTCCACCTAACGCTCCCTTCTTTCGTCTTGTTATAGATCGCTATGAGTTAGACAAAGCAAAGGAAGACCTCGGTGTAGAAGGAGCAGAACAACTACGTACTGATTTAGAGAAAGCATTATCGGATGTAGAGCGTAGCGTATCACAGGAAGTAGAAGTACAGAACTTCAGGAATGGTATCTTCCAAGCATTAAAGAACTTATTGGTTACTGGTAACTCTTTGTTATATCTCCCTGATGAGGGTGGTATGAGAGTGTTCAAGCTAGATCGTTATGTCGTGAAGAGAGACCCGATGGGTAACGTTACACACATAGCTATTAAAGAAACAGTAGCTCCTATGATGCTTCCTGAATCCGTAAGAGAGGAAGTATATCGTCAAGAGAAAGAGAACAGTTGTGATTTATACACAGCAGTAGTTAGAGAAGATGACCACTTCAATGTATACCAAGACGTCAAGGGTATGCTCATCGAAGAAAGTGTGGGTAAGTATCCGATTGAAAAGTCCCCGTGGCTCCCATTACGTTACACCCAGATTGATGGAGAGGACTACGGCAGGGGATTTGTTGAGGAGTACCTCGGTGACCTCAAGTCGTTGGAAGCACTTACAAAAGCGATTGTTGAAGGCAGTGCGGCAGCTGCAAAGGTATTGTTCATGGTTAACCCGAACGGTACAACAAGAGCAAGAACATTAGCTGAATCTCCTAACGGTGCAATCGTACAAGGGTCGGAAGCAGATGTATCGGTGTTACAACTTAATAAGTTCAATGACTTCCGTACTGCTCAAGCCACAATGGCTGGTATAACAGACCGATTGAGCCAAGCATTTTTACTGACATCTGGAGTAGTTAGAGATGCAGAACGTGTAACAGCTGAGGAGATAAGAATGCTCAGTCAGGAATTGGAGGCTGCATTAGGTGGTCTTTACTCTTTGTTATCACAGGAGCTACAGCTACCCATCGTCAGTCGTTTAATGGATAAGATGTCTAAGAGTAAGAGATTACCTAAGATACCAAAGGACATCGTTAAACCTACTATTGTTACAGGAGTGGAAGCTCTTGGTCGTGGTAATGATCTGAATAGATTGGATATGTTCCTTGCTGGAGCTAACCAGATAGTAGGACCACAAGCCGTCACTCAATACTTAAACGTATCTGATTACTTCAAACGCAGAGCTACTGCCTTGGGTATCGAGACGGAAGGATTGATCAAGACGGAGGAAGAAATTCAACAAGCTATGCAACAAGCTCAGATGATGGAGATGGCTCAGAAACTCGGAGCACCCGCAGTAGGACCAGCTATCAACGCAGCACAGGAGCAGTACATGGCACAACAATCAGAAACACCGCAAGAGGAATAACAAACTATGGCTGAATTACACCGAGTAGAAATCAATGAGAAAGCACCAAGCGAAATCGAACCAGAAGAAGAGAACGCAAGCACCGAAGAGCAGCAAGCCGAGGAACTACCGCAAGAACAGGAAGACCGCCCGGAATGGCTCCCCGAAAAGTTCAAGAGTGCGGAAGACATGGCACAAGCGTACGCCGAGCTGGAAAAGAAACTTGGACAAGCTCCTAAAGAAGACGAGGCAGAAGCTGAACAAGTTGAAGAGAAAGCTGAGGACGACGAAGAACAAACTGAAGAGAACACTAGTGAAGCATACAAAGCGGTTGCTGAAGCAAGTAAAGAGTTCTTTGAAAACGACGGTAAACTTAGTGAGGAAACTTATAACTCTTTAGAGAAAGCCGGATTACCCAGAGATTTAGTTGACAGCTACGCAGCTGGTCAGCAAGCATTGTTAGCATCTGAAGAAGGACAAATCAAAAGCGTGGCTCAAGGCAACTACGATGCGATGGCTGAGTGGGCGAACGAGAATTTACCACAAGAAGAAATCGATGCTTTTGATGAGGTCGTCACCGGGGGTTCAATTTCGCAAGCTAAGTTAGCAGTTCAAGGACTGTACGCACGTTATCAAAACGAAGTGGGTGCAAAGCCTAA